ACAAAGTTCAAAAACTCCATTATAGTTACCAATGTAGAAGGAACAAAGAAAATTTCTACACGAATCTTCGAGGTAATCGAATTTAATCAAAAATAATTCACTTTTTATTAGGTTTTCTCATTTATTTTTCGTATATTTACATAGTAAATAAGAAAGATATGACCGAGAAACAAGTCCAAACAATAATCAACGAAGTTTATCCAAAGATAGAGAAACACTATGGTTACTCTAAATTTATACCAGAGTGTACTCCTTATGTAGAAACTCATTATAATATCTATGCTAGATATAGTGGTGAATCAGAAGCAGAAGGTGAACAAGATGATTGTCATGCTGAGTTTGATAGAACTGATAATAGTATTGTTATCTACTATCCTAATATGAAAAGTAGAGAACATATCATTCAGACCTTAGTTCACGAGTACCAACATTATTTACAATCCCCTTCTTGGTTCAAAAGATATTATGATATGGGATATCATTATGGTAATCATCCATATGAGGTTCAAGCGTATGGTGAGGAAAAGAATTGGGAATTATTTAATTGAAAATAAATGAAAAAAAGCTTGTATAATCCAAATAAATTTCGTATATTTACATAGTAAATGAGTGATGATTAAACCCTTTAAACAATTAAAATGATAAACGAAACACACATAGGATTAGTAAAAATGAATGAAAGTGAAACTATATTGACTGGAGTTCAATATATGTTATCTAAGTGGGAGAGAAACTTAGGTGATTCACTTAATATAGATGGAGTAAAGTGGAGAGTTGGTATCATCGGTGATACTAAAAATGATGTAATTTCTGCTCTTAATACGATAATCAAAAAACAAAATTCTATAATCAATAAGAAAAAATATCAAGAAAAAAAGAAAACAGATATGATATTTAATAATATTCTTAATGATATAATGAAAGAAATAAACCTTTAAAATATAAAATATGATAAATTTAAGTGTAAGTGACCCGATTGATGGGTTTGATAAGATTGGTGAGTTGAGAAGTGCTGTTGGTACTGAGTGTGTAAATACAGGTGTTCTACTACTTGATGTTTCCAAGTGTGGAGATAGATGTACTATCAGTAGGGTAGTTATCGGTGGTAGAGTAAAGAAGGTGAATGAACCATCTTGGTTAACTTGGAATAGAATGTTTAGTTAAAATATAAAACAATGGCAATAATTACAATTGATACTCAGTATTACGAAAATTATGGATTTCATGAGGGAACAACTCATTGGAAACCAAAAGGTGGACATAAGTTCACAATGGAAGTATCATCAGATGTGGCAACATGGACTGAAGATATGAAAGGTAAACTATCTAAGATAGTAGAAAAACAATCCAATGATATGGAGAAGTTTGAGTATATTGACCACGAGGTTATATTCCATAACCCAACCGAGTTATCATATGACTTGTTAATGAAGGAAATTGATATTAAAGATAGAGAATACGAGGTATGAGAATAGGATATAAAAAATTTAAAGAAATAAGAGAATGGTATGGTTCATCTGATTTTGAAATCGGATATGATAGAGAAAGCTTAACACTTAGGTTTGGGTATTGGCAAAAAGTAGATTTCGAGGGATTACAAGAAATACTACCAGACTATTTTGAAGTTACAGAAAATCTTGTAGATGAAGATGATGATTGTGGAGCACTTTTCAATTACACAATTAAACAAGCATATTAATAAAAAATTATATTATGAAGAAATTTTTAAACACATGGTATCCAGTTATTATAGCATTCATTTGTATGTGTTATTCAATTGGATTAGGATTATTCGGATACACCGAAGAAGCTCAATACTCGGCACATTGGGCAGGAACTATTTTACTATTCGCCATAGCAATTAGACAAAGACGAATATTATGAATATAGCAATGTTTATAGTAGGTGGATGTATATTTTCAGTATATGTATTTTTTACAATTTGGAATATATTTTACGGAGCTAGAAAAAATAGAGAAGAAAATTACCCACATTATTACGATAGACATGGGTCTCCTAAACAAGATGAATTAAAATAAAATTAAAAAAGATTTGGATATATGAAAATAATTTCGTATATTTGTATAACAAATTAGAAAAGTATGATAGAACAAACTACACAACCTACTGAAAATGCAGTAGAATTCTGTGAAAGAACTTACCCACAAACTTGTGATGAGTTCAAAAAAATCTTAGATGAAATGTATGTAACATTTTGTAAGAAACAAAGAAACTATGGACCGGGTAATATTTCAGTTGGTTCTCAATTGGAAACTGATGATGATAAGAAAGTTGCTTTAACAGGTTTATGGTTCAGAAAAAATGATAAAATTCAAAGATTACTTCAATTAGTTGTTAAAGGACAACCTGATGAAGTAGGAGAAAATATTCAAGATACTTACGAAGATTTATCTGTTTATGGTATAATCTCACAACTTGTACAAAGAGATAAATGGGCTAAGTAAATTGTTAATAAGTAACCAAAAAAATTCGGTGTTTTTTGAGGTTTCTTTATATTTATATATACACCGAGTGTTACTAGTTTAGCACTCAAAACTTTAAACTTAAACAATTAATAATTAACACTAAAAGGTAAAAATCATGGCTTTAGACATTAACGCAATCAGAGGTAGACTGAACAAACTACAAAACACACAACGTAAATCAGATTCATTATGGAAACCAACACCTGGTAAACACCAAGTGAGAATAGTTCCTTATCAATTCGAAAAGGATAATCCATTTATTGAACTGTACTTTCACTACAACATTAACAACAAAACTTATTTATCACCACAATCATTTGGTAGACCAGACCCTATTGTAGAGTTTGCAGATAAACTAAAAAGAATGGGAGATAAAGAAGATTGGAAAGCAGCGAAAGCTATGGAGCCAAAACTTCGTACTTTTGTACCTGTTGTTGTGAGAGGTGAAGAAGGTGAAGGAGTTCGTTTTTGGGGATTCGGTAAAACAGTATATCAAGAAATTCTTGGATACATTGCTGACCCAGATTACGGAGATATCACAGACCCAACTAGTGGTAGAGATTTAACAATCGAGTACAAATCAGCAGAAGAAGCTGGAACTACTTATCCAACTACTACTATTAGAGTTAAACCAAATGCATCTGCAGTAACTGAAGATGAGGCGAAAGTAACTCAATTCTTGGAATCACAAACTGAAATTACAGATTTATATTCTGAATTATCTTATGATGAATTAAAATCAGTATTAGAAGGATGGTTAAATCCAAGTGGTGAGGGTGAGAAGGAAACTGTATCTCAAAGTACTTTATCTCAAAGTACTCCATCTCAACCAACACAAACTGCACCAACTACAACTGAATCAGTAAAGAAAACTGATGATGTAGCTGCGGCATTTGATGACTTATTTAACAACTAAAAACCAATTTAATGGCGAAAAAGAAAGCAGTAAAAGAGCTTGACCTGGCTGATATTCTAGCAGGTGAGTTGAACAAACAATCGAAAGATTCCAAAGTAGCATTTTTTCTTAATGATGATGAAGCTCCTACAAATGTAGATGGGTGGATATCAACCGGATGTGCAATGTTGGATGTAGCTGTTTCCAATCGTCCTTATGGTGGTTTGCCTGTTGGTAGAATAACTGAAATCACAGGATTAGAACAATCAGGAAAATCATTAGTATCAGCACACCTCCTTGCGGAAACACAGAAACAAGGTGGTGTTGCTGTTCTTATTGATACAGAAACTGCAGTAAGTAGAGAATTTTTAGAAGCAATCGGTGTTGACGTTTCTAAACTTCTTTATGTAACCGCAGATTCGGTTGAACAAATCTTTGATTTCACAGAAACTATCATTGAGAAAGTTAGAGAAACTTCCAAAGATAAAATAGTAACAATAGTAGTAGATTCAGTTGCGGCTGCTTCTACAACTAATGAATTAGCATCCGATTATAAGAAAGATGGATATGCTACTGATAAAGCTATTATTATCTCGAAGGCGATGAGAAAGATTACCAATATGATTGGTAGACAGAAAATCTCATTAGTATTCACTAACCAATTAAGACAGAAGATGAATGCTATGTTCGGTGACCCTTGGACTACAAGTGGTGGTAAAGCTCTTGCTTTTCACGCATCTGTAAGATTAAGGTTGAAGAATATGGGACAAATCAAGATGAAGGTAAATGGTAAGGATAAGACAGTGGGAATGAAAGTTCGTTGTCAAGTAGTAAAAAACAGAATGGGACCTCCTTTGAGAGCAGCCGATTTTGAAATCTACTTTGACAGAGGGATTGATAACTATGGTTCATGGTTATCTGTTATGAAAGAAAACAAACTAGTAAAACAAGCAGGTGCATGGTATGCATACGTTGATACTGAAACTGGTGAAGAATTCAAATTTCAATCAAAAGATTTTATTCCTTTGATGGATGAGAATACTGAACTCAGAGAACAAATTTATAAAAAGATATGTGAAGAAACAATCTTACAATATAAATCTGATACTTTAGATATTGATGCTATGGAAATAGATACGAAAGGACCTGGAATTAACGAGTAAAAACAAAAATCAATATGAGTAAATTAGTTACAATGTTGAGATTAAGTGCTGAAGCTGATAAAGCTAAAGCACTTTTATCTCTTGACTTATTGGAAAATAAGGCAGTTGGAATTGGTGACCATTCTACTGAAGATTTCTACAAAAATGCAGAGGAAGCTCTGATTAAGTTAGTAGATGCTGATGATAGAATAGAAGCATTAGAAAAATACTTTCCTCCAACAAAAGAAGTTATATAATGAAAGAACTCTACAAAAACATTTTAGATTCGGTTGAAACCGATAGAGAAACGAATATCAATAGACACAAGAATTCTCGTGTTTTAATTATTGATGGGTTAAATACATTTATCAGATGTTGGTCATCCATTCCTACAATGAATGAAGATGGTGACCATGTTGGTGGTGCAACTGGTGTTCTCAAATCGATTGGATATGCAATTAGACAAACTCAACCAACTCGTGTTGTTGTAGTGTTCGATGGGAAAGGTGGTTCTACACAAAGAAAGAAGAAATTTAGTGGATATAAAGCTCAAAGAGATTCTAACAAACTCAGAGTAAATCGTGCATATAAAGGTATGATGAATGATGAGGATGAAAGAGAATCTATGAAAAGACAATACGTTTGGTTAAACGAAATGTTAGATGGGTTACCTCTTACAACTATGATATACGATGGTGTTGAAGCCGATGATATCATGGCTTATATATCCACTAAAATTCTCAAGGAAGATGAACAAGCGGTAGTAATGTCAACAGATAAGGATTTCCTTCAACTGATTGATGATACAACTATCGTTTGGTCACCTACCAAAAAGAAAATGTATAATACCAAAATGGTAAAAGAAGAATATGGTATCGAATCCAAGAATCTTTTATTGTATAGAGTATTAGATGGTGATAAATCCGATAACATACCTGGTGTTTATGGGTGTGGGATTAAGACCGTAGTAAAAAGATTTCCTGAAATAACAGAAGATAAGAAATTATCAGTAAATGATTTATTAGAACTTGCTGAGAAAAAATCAGAGGAAACAAAAGGAAAAATAAAAATATACAATGATATTTTAAAATCCAAAAGACAAATCTTACTTAATGAAGATTTGATGCAACTACATGATGTTGATATTAGTGGTACTATAAAGATGAAAACTTTAGATAGGTTTAACGAGCCAATCACTCCACTAAATAAAATGGATTTTATGAAAATTCTACTAAAATACAAAGTAATCGGAAACTTTGGAGATATCAATGATTGGTTAAAAACCACTTTTGGTAATTTAATAACAGAATAATTAGGATATTAAAAATAAATTTCGTATATTTGTATAAGTTTTAAAAAGAGTCAATGGCAGAACAAATAGATACATTATCAAAATTCGGACAATCATTTCAATCGAAGGTATTATCCGCATTATTGACTGATGGTAAATTTCTTGATACAATTAGTGAAATAACAACTGCAAAGTTCTTTGAGAACGATGCAAATAAATGGATTGTATCTGAAATACTAAATTATCATTCGGAGTATAAAAAACCACCAACATTAGATGTATTCAAAGCTCAACTATCAAAGGTTGATAATGAAATATTAAAGAAAACAACAGTAGAACAACTAAGACACGTTTTTACAAATGTTGGTAATGTAGATTTAGATTATATAAAAGATGAATTCAAAAGCTTTTGTATTAATCAAAATTTAAAAGGAGTAATCTTACAATCAGTTGATTTGTTACAAGCTGGTTCGTATGATAGAATAAAAGAATTAGTAGATTCGGCTATGAAAGTTGGTACTGAAACCAATTTAGGATTAAATTATATCGAAGATTTTGATTTAAGAGCCGAGGAAATAAATAGAACAACAGTTCCAACTAAATGGGAGCCAATTAATGCACTGATGGATGGTGGATTAGGACCTGGTGAACTTGGAGTAGTTGTAGCACCTTCGGGTGTAGGAAAAACATGGATTCTCACCGCAATAGGTGCAGAAGCTGTTCGGAAAGGTTTGAGTGTAGTACATTACACAATGGAATTATCAGAGCACTACGTTGGTGCTAGATATGATACTGTGTTTACTGGCATTCCTTCCACCGATTTGAAGGAAAAGAAAGATGAGGTCAAAGCAAAAATCACGAATCTTGATGGGAAATTATTGATAAAATATTTTCCTCCAAAGGGTGTTTCAGTAAAAAGGTTACAGCAACATATTGAGAAAATGGTTACGTTAGATAACAAACCCGATGTTATCATTGTGGATTATGCTGACCTCTTACTCTCCCACTCTAATAAGTCAGACTCTACTTATGCAGAGCAAGGAGGGGTATATATTGACCTTCGTGGAATGAGTGGCGAATTGGAAATACCAATTTGGACTGCATCTCAAACTAACCGTTCAGCAATTGATTCCGAAGTTATTGAAGCAGATAAGATTGCAGATTCTTATGCTAAAGTAATGAATGCCGATTTTATTATGAGTGTTAGTAGAAAATCAAAAGATAAATTGAATGATACTGCAAGAGCTCATATTATGAAAAACAGATTCGGACCAGATGGAATTACTTTCCCTATGAAAATGAATACAAACACAGGTTACATGGAAGTTTATGATGGAACATCACCTGATGGGGTAATTGCAACAAAACAATCTGCAAGTGGACAATTAGAAACTAAAAAACTCCTACATAAAAAGTATGTAGAAAATATGGGATAGTATGGGAGTATTAAAATGGAAAGACCCTTGGCAAAGAGATTATACAGAACTTAATGTTTTATATGATACTGGATTCTGTAATAGAATATTTCATTGGGAAATTGCAAGTCATTTAAATCGTGAGTTCTGTAATAATGAGTTTACCATAGCAGTTGAAGAATCTCAATGGCCAGAATTAGATGAACTAATTAATTTACCAAATACCATAGTAATACCAAAAGAAGAAGAAATCCAATATTTTAATAACTTAAATGATATACAAATTAAAGATTGGGAAACTTTAGGTAAGGCGTTTACAAATGATATACCATTAGATTCAGAAAAAAATTATGTATCTAAATTTAGTTTTACTGATTTGGGATATTTCTTTGAACATAGAGGAGAACTAGTTGATTTAGAAATAAGACCATTGCAGTATATTAAACTAAAAGATGAGAATATTCAGACAATAATTGAAGATTCGGTATCTGATTTAGTTGGTGTTCATATGAGAAGAGGTAGAGGAGTTAAGATTCCAGAAACTTTGTACACTAATAGTGAGTATTCTGATTATATTAAATTTAGAGAAGAACAAGGGGCAATTGAAAATTCAATATTTACATATCATAGAGATGAAGAATACTTTGAATTATTTGATTCTATTTTAGAAATTAATCCAAATCAAAAATTTTATCTATCATATGATGTACCAGAAAAGTATATGAAAAATGTTTTAGATAAGTACCGAGATGTTTTGGTTACGAAAGAGGATTTGAGAAAAAAATTAGATTTAACTGGCTTTAAAAAAAGTAAAAAAATGCATATTGATAATATGATTGATTTATTTGGGTTATCGAATACTATGTATCTAATTGCATATCCTGTTTCCACTTGGAGTGTATTTTCACATGAATATAAAAATAAAAAAAGAAATTTTATACATGATGAGTTAGGATGGATATTATCGAGATACGAGAGACTCTTAAAATAAATAATGTATCAAAAAAATTATAACAGACAAATATAAAAAAATAGTTATGTGTAATAATGGAAAATTTAAAAAATAATATTAAAATCATTTCGTTTTTCAATATATACTATAATTATAAACACGACCAAATGATTGGTCACTTCAAAACAATTAATAATTAAATATTTTATGGCAAATTCACAAGAATTATTTGAACAGATTAAAGATTTATTCGTTCAATTCGAAACAGAACACAATGGTGGTTCAAAAGCAGCTAAATCAAGAGCAA